GTTTTCCAGGGTGAAATAAGTCGAAACGTTCAAATCTGCAACGAGCAAATTTGATGCACCGACCGAAACGATTGACGGCCTTTGGACATCGCCGACCACGTATCCTGGGGGCATAGCTCCCAAAATGCTGATGATGAGTGCTTCGAGTTGATCCAAAGCACCACTATTTGCATTATTCGCGACCGCTGCGGTCACGATAAAATTGACTTTGACTTTTGTGACTGCGCCATTGATTAACGTACTTTCAAGCCACGGTGAATCCGGGATGATGACGCAAGCCGGTGGAATCACCGCTTCCGGTGCTACTGGATAGACGGATGCTGCGACGCCTGAAAGAGCTGTGGCCAGTGCAGTACGGACATCCAAAAGGGTTGTCATTGGCATATTGAGTCCACATCATAAAATGCAGAGATAAGCCCAATGACACGATTTTGTAATGATCGACCCATGCGGAATGGCGTTGGCGCAAAATCAACACCTTCAATTTGGCCGCCGGGTGCTGTGACACTTTGAAAGATTTCTGTGGAGACGATAAGAATTGCAGTCTTAACGGCTGGCACGCTTGCATATAATTCGGCAGCTGAACCGCCATCAAGTGTGATCGTTCCCGCTGGAATACAAGGCGTGGTGATGCGATCTGCCTCATCGACGACGGCAGTAACCTCAAAAGCATTGACGGAATGGTTACTGACGGTATATGGGCCATCTAGTCCATTACCTATTCCAGCGAGAATGACCTCTTGCCCCACGACGAAAAAGTTTGGCCTCAAGGTGTCGATGTAAATGACATCGTTTGTGATGCGTGTTGCAACGACTGCGCTTTGGTATTGAGTCAGCATTGGCAAAATTGTTGCCTCTGCACTTTCAATCATTTGATCCAAATATGCGTCAGAATAAAGAGAATCGGAAACGCCAAGGATGACGCGTAATTCATCCGCAGTGACAATATTAGGCATTTCCGATCCCTTCGTCTGCTCGGCCAGTTCGGGAGAGACCTGGCCGATGGTTGATTAGCTGGCCTGGAAGTTGTATGCGCCGGCAGCAATTTTTGTTGCTGTTGCTCCGTAGCCGTACATAAGAATTCCGATGCTTCCATCAGAAATAATATTTGTGCGAAGCTCCAAGCGTGGGGATTCATACCATGTGTATGCATCGCGATTGATGACATACATTGATCCGTCTCCTGTGCCTGAAAGTGCTGTATCAACCCAAAGGTCAAGACCGTTGACTGATCCACGTAGTGAACGAGGCTGTGCGTTACCAGCTGCGTTCTGTGGTTGTAGTGCATTGTAAATTGGTCGTCCATCGACCGAGAGTGACATTATAGTTCCCCACTGTTGTGGAGAGACAACGAGTGCATCAGCAAATTTGAAAGTTGCTGCATAAACGCTGACTGCACCATCAGAAACCCATTTCAAAAGGTTCACTGCTGAAATTGGTGCTGCGTATGTAGGACTTCCTGAAGTTGATCCAAGAAGAATTCGTCCAGAGTTGTATTCGTTAGTAGCACGAGCATATTGTGCAGTGAGGTTGGAAATCAATTCAGTGAAGAAAAGTGGATCGGATCGATCCGCTAATTCTACTGACATGACCTGTGAACCCTTGAAGGATTTCACATCGACGTTGATGAATTCAGATTCCATGACCACTGGGGTAACTGCATCAAGTTCATCAATCTGTGCTACATCTGGAAGCTGAGTGATTTTTGGAATCTGGAATACAAGGCCTGCATCCGGAAGTGTTCCATTTGAAATGGAATCAATGGAAGCTCTTACATTGTCTGCAAGGCCGTTCACGACTTCGCGAAGCTGACGTGTAGGAATCAATCCTGGGTTATCTGTTGATGATGTAGCTGCTGCAATAAATGCACGTGATTCTTCTGAACCACGCATTGCTGCGACTTTGTGCATGAGGTATGTCTCAGGTGAGACCACTGGGTTGCGTGTTGCGATGAAATTGACAGGCTTTGCTGCTGATGCCTGCACTGGTGCTGAAGCTTCTACCGTCTCGGCGGCAGTTGGCTCTGTGACGGTGTTTTCCACGACGTCTCCTTCTGTTGATGGTTGTGGTTGTGCTTCTGCCTCATCGGATGATGGTTCAGAATCTTCGGGTGCTGTAGTTGCTGCGACATTTGACACACGTGCTGAATCAAATGCCGGATTATGGGTCAATGCGACCCCGACTATTTCGGCTGAATTGACGATCATCGTTCCATCCTTTGCGTGAGTGAAATCATTTGCATTTGCTTCCACACTGAATCCATCACGAAGTCCGTCCATTGCTTCCTGAATTGCATCAGTGCCAGCTGTGGTCTTTGAGATTTTGAATGTGGCCTCGATTGAATTTCCATCCGGTGAAAGTTCCATCGAAAGAGTTTTGCCGATAGGACGAGCTGAATCGTGTTCCAAATTCAGCTTCACGTTTGCAGGCATAAGTGATCCACGCTGAAACATGACCTTTCCGGTTGATGCCGTAGCAGGTACGCCAAATTCAACGATTTTGCCTGTAATGGTACGGGCTTCCGAATCTGCCGCTGTAATTGTAAATGGGGTGGTTACTTTCATGAGATTAGCTCCTCTGATTTGCGAATTTCTTCAACGGTCAATGCTGGATTTCCATTTGCATCGACGATTGAATTCAATACCTTGTAAATATTTGCACGTTCCAAATCTGAACCGCGAAGATAATCGCTGAGATCATATTCAACACGTTGTGATTGCGGTACAAAATCCGGCATTGATAACCTTTCGGAAATTGATGTCATTAGGGGAATCAACGAGAAATCCAGCAATGTCTGACGCTGTGTTGTCGCGTTGCTGTATGTCATCGATGATCCAGTCTCGGCATCGACGTAGTAAGCCGGGATACCCAAAGCCCTGGCGAGCTCGGTGGAAACGTACGAACGGGCTTGATTGAGCTGAAGTTTTTCGGGGTCGAATCCGACCGCTTCCATTGTTACATCAGCATTGAGAAATGCCGTGCTGCGATTTCGTCGAGCTGTGCCCCAGGAATCAAGAAGCTTTGTGATGCGATCCGCTGGAAGGGACGTGCCGTTGCTTTTGAGCACCATTGAGGGTACTGGCTCGCGTGCATACATTGCAGCGGCACGTTCTAATTCCGCACCTGTACGGACTGTCTTTCCAGCTCGATTCAATAAACCTTCATCGACGCCATTAAATACTACAAGTGAACCGATGCCTGAATTTGGTACTGGTGATCCATCCACCATGTAATATTCAATTTCGGTTGCAAGTGAATTTGTTTGAATTGTAATGCGAGATGGTGAAACGCGTTGAACGCTTCGGACTCGATATGTATCAGAAAATAATTCTGTTATTTGCCAGTAAGCGTAACCGTAGAAAAGCAAATCCTCGCAAGTCCACACATAAGTTGCTGATCCTGGTACGCGTGGATCAGGTGTGCGAATGACGCGTGGTGTTGCATCTTCGATTTCCATCCCGGTGCTTCGATCGATGACTTGAAGGCCAATGGATGCAATGGATGAGCAAATAATGTTTCGGCCGCGTGCCACGGTTGGCACGGACATGGCTTCTTCGCGTGTAGCTGTATTTGCGCCGCCGAAAAATGGTGTGAGTGAATCAAGTGATGTCACTGGCAATGATGCAGCAATATCTGCACCGAATGCAGGCGTCACCGATTGCACTTGACGCGTTGCAAAAATGTCACGTATTCCCATGTGAGAATTTTCGCCTACTTATAGCACTAGCCCACCATTACATCGATTTCCGTCTCCGGGCGTGTCGCGAAGTGTGAAACGAGAGCTGTGGCCACGGCCGCCGCAATTGCGGATTGGCTGGCACGCCTTCCCATGACCCAGCCGCCATCACCGCGACGCAACTGAACGGCTGAAAGGATTTGGGCAGTGAGTTCGCTTTGATTCCGGTGCTTGAGCCTGCCGCTGTTAATCGCACCGAGCATCTCGTCGCAGCTTTGTGGGTAGGCCGTGTCCATGTCATAAATTGGGATGCCGGCCGGTTGCATACGGGCTGCGACTGCGCCGCTAGTTTTTCGGCTGTAGAGCAAATACTCGATGGGATACTTTCGGCAATATGACGCGGCATCATTGGCAATGGCTTTGTCATCGAGCTGGCGATCGTTCTCCCAGGTGTGGAGAAGCTTCACGACGAATGATTCGTCTCCCAATTTCTGAGCACCGACCAATGCGCAATGACGGCGATCCGGTGAAATGTCCAAAGCAAGCCACGTCAACTTTTCCGTATCCAAATCAACGGATTCATCAATACAGGCTTCCCAATTTTGAGGATTGACCACGCTGGAGATGGTCTGAACCCATCTGCACAATACCTCGGTCATCACGACTTCATGAGGATCGTTTAAGGTTGCCCGGATATTGTCGATGTGAATCACGTGACCCAAAGCCGGATTCGATGCGATCCAATTATTTTGATCGTGAACGTCATCAGTCGGTGCTGACCACTCCGCATAGAAAATGTCATCATCTGCACCCGATGCAGCTGCGATGCCCCTTTCCCTAGCCAAATTCAAAACTAGGCTATGACTATCTCCGGCATTTGTGAAAGCGTTGATGCTGGGATTTTTCGCAGCCATCAAGGTATAACGCAAACTGGCAAACGATTCGAGATCGTGCATTTCGCGAAGCTCATCCAGGTGAACTGACTCCGGCTTACTCATGCCGCGAGCAGCTGAACCGCCGGCCTTAATCACGAACCGGCATCCGTCCAAAGTTTCTATTTCTTCCGCACCGTGTTGCCACCTGATGCGTTTGACTTGCTTTGCCAAATCATCGTTGGACTCGATCATCGCAACCAATGCCCGGAATTGTTCCAGGGATGTGACCAACCGGTGAGCCGATGCCACTTGCAGCGAATCTTTCCAGTGGAAAAGGTTCATCGCTATCAATGCCAGCATATAGGTGCTTTTGCCATTTTGCCTGGCTACGGTCGTGACCCGGAATGGATGGGCATATCTTCCATCAGCCTTCATCTTCAAGCTGTGAATCGCCAGCCATTTTTGCCAGGGCATGAATCCACCTGGAATTACTTCAGCTGCAAAATCGATGAGTTCAAGCCCACGTGTAGGCAATTCGTTCAGCGGCGTGTGGATTCTAGGCCGTGATGATCCAAACATGCGAGCTGATTCCGGTTCAAAAACCGATTGCAGCCGATTTGAGCCTGTTTCAGCTTGATGTCCACTATCTATGACCAGTTCAGGCTTATTCATGGCTTATGCTCACGTTTTGGGGTATATAACGTTCATGGAGAGTCGGGGGTGTCACAGGCTGTTCAAAAAAACGGCCACCTTTGCTCAAATTGCAGAATTGACACAATGTTTGCAAATTCTCCATTAAGTCTGACCCATTCAATCGTTTTGGAACTATGTGATCGATGTGCATCTGACCTTCAGTCTGCCCACATCTTTGGCAGCAATAGCCATCACGTTGCAGTACCCGTTCACGTATCGCACGCCAACCCTTACGGTCTGAGTTCTTCCATGCTCTGCTCATGAGTAGTTATGTTTCATGAAGAATCGATATGCATTGCAATGACTGCCATATCGTTTTAGGTTATAGCGAATACTCCAATCAACCATGCGATAACCATCAAGGTTTCTGTATTGATCATTCTTCATTTGGCCTAAGCCATAATGTGAGCCATTACGTGCATCAACACGCCAAGATGATTCAGCTGCAATAAGGCGATTGAAACATTGAAATTGTGTGTAGTTAATGATCCTTGAATGTGCATACAGTATAAGTTCATCTTTTGACTCAATTGCCTGTGCTGTGTACGGGTTAGCAACGCTAAACAATAGAACGGCGGTTAGAGTAGTTCGTCGCGAGCTATCCGCCACAGCGGCTCTCGTCGAGAGAACGAATCGTACTGCTCGTGTCAATAGGCTATTCATGCAAGACACGCCGTATCGATATCCACACGGCTTACACAAAGTTGTCCACAGGATGTGCACATCAGCACATGGACATTTGGTGGCAGTGTGTCAGTAACAACCCGTACGATTTGAATTGTCAGCCGTTCACATAAGGCGCAGTTATAGTGCAGTTTTGTCATAGACCGCCCTCGCCAAATCCTCAATGGGGTGCAAGTCAGATTGATTAACCCACCATGAGCCGTCACCACGTTGCCGGGCAGGCCTGCGAGCTGTGCGAATGTATGTCCAGCCGCAGATGAAGTAATCGGGGGACTGGCCTGTAACGAGCACGGCCACATCTGAATCACGATCACGCGGTGTCA